CCTCTGCCAGTTCGGGTGGGCATTGGTTGATGTATCCAAAGGATACATTCCCATCTGCCCTATGGAGATTCTCTATTACGATTATCTAGGGACCAACAGCAACAACCTGTATTATCTTGGCCGCATGCATAACATTGGCCACGTACAGATGCGGGGCATGGACCCACAGCAAGCGATCACCATTGGGGCCGACACCTGGCGGGTGTTCCCTGGTGTGCGTCAATCCAAAACCAGTTCGTACAACGAAGAGTCCTGGAACATGGGAATCATTTACAAGCAATAAGGAGGCATCATGAGCTTCAGTAACTACACAGAAAACGCATTGCTCACTTACCTGATGGGGACACTGGCCACTGTGTATGTTGGCTATGGCACAGCCTCCGCTGGTGAAAGTGGAAGTTCCGCTGCGGAGCCTACCGGTGGTGGGTATGCCCGTGAAGCTTACGGGGCCTACACGATTGTCACGGCCACAGATGACCGTTACGTCGAGAACGATGCTGCCATTACCTTTGACGAGGCGACGGCAAATCAAGGCACTATCACGCACGTCTATTTCTACGATGCGTTGACATCCGGCAACTTCCTGGGCGAGGTATCATTCTCCGAGCTTGGGCTTGATGACATCAGTGCCATCACAGGAACAACTATCGAATTCGCCGCAGGTGACTGCCTTATTAAGTTGGACTGATACTTATGCAAAAGCTATTCGATCACCAAATTGCCCAAGACAACAGCAACTACAGCATCTACTCCAACAGATGGTGGGCTCAGAAGATTGACAACTCTGATCCTATCGTTATCAATAAGGTAAGGGTCAAGGGAAGTATCTACAGCCTCGGGGCTACAACCATTACCTTGACAATTGAGGCAGACAGTTCTGGAGCCCCAAGTGGGACCGCATTGGCAACCGCTACCTTGGATGGTGACGCGGATCTTCCTGTATCTACTGTGTATACCGGAGCGGAATGGGCGGAGGCTGATCTGGATGTCCCTGTGTACTTGGATGTTCAGAAAGGCAACTACTGGCTGGTAGCTAAGTCCTCTGCTTCTAACAGTAATGATGCCTTCATGTGGAACTACACGTCTGCTGGAAGTCGTGACTATAACAAGGGAGCAGCATTTAGTACTACAAGCGGAAGTTCCTGGACGGCACTAAGTGCTAACGATATGATGTTCGAGGTATGGGGAACCGAGGTCCATGACTACAGTGACTCTGGAGTGAGTGCCAACTGGTTTGGCTCCACAACAAAGTCTGCCCAGACATTCACCGCAGAGGCTACTTATAATGTCAAGGGAGTCTGGTTCTATATGTTCGAACAAGCCTCCTCTGGTTCTGCGACTGTAAAACTGCAAGGCGTGACAAGTAGTGGATTGCCGGACGATAGTAATATCTTGGCAACCTCCAGTTCTGTGGTCCATACTAACGTAGGGCCATCTGTTGTATGGGTTTATTTCGAATTCCCTGGCACAGGGGCTCCTGTGGTTCAAGGGCAACAGTATGCTGCGGTCATTGAAGCAACAACCACTCTTTGGTGCCTTTATGTAGATGGGACACAACCATACGCAGGTGGTACTGTATGTAACGACACCGGAGGCGGATGGGCCTCGTCGTCTAGTGACTGCCAGTTCGCGATCTACTGTCACAACACTCCCGTCTGGGATATGGTTGATGTCTTCCATCACTGCGGAGTTAGGGCGGCATCGGCCCCATATGAAACTATGTGGGAGCTTAAATGGGATAAGCAGTACAGTGTTCTAAGTGAACTGAATTCCTATGACTCTGGTCAGACGTACACCGGCGACTGCTTCCCTGACAGGAACGGTGACGTCATGGCCTGTAACCAAGGCGGGACAGTAGACAGAGTTCTTCGTGACTACAGTGGTAAGGACACCAGCTTTGCTTCCAGTGGTACATACACGGCGAGCACAACCTGTCGTCGTGTCACTCAGAATCCTGGTAACCTAGACTATGCCTTGGCTCAGGCCAACAGTACACCTGTGGTCTGTATTAATGAGGCCGGGACAACTACTAATTGGTCTGGTGGCGGTGGAGCCCATGCTGGGTGGGATATCTGCTGGGAGCCAGGCAATGGTGAGTATGTCTTCAGTGAGGACGTTAGTGGTTATGGCTCTGGTCCTTGTGTGACAGGTATCGGCCCTAGCTCTTCCACAGAGAATAGATACTACAAGACTTCTTCTGCAACCTATCGTGGTGTTTACAGAAGCCCGCATAACACAAACCTGTATGGGATCGGTGACACTTCCTCTACTTCTATCAAGGTGGATAAGTGGACTGCTGGAACAACAACACCTACATGGTCTGTTACGATATCCGGTATTAAGTACGGTTGGTGCATCCTGGAACACTCTAACGGTGACCTATATATCGGAACACGCGAGAGCAGCACCAACTATGGAACCGTCTGGAGAATCAGTTCCGAGACTGGCAGCATTGGTATCGCCAACCGATATGATGTGGACGACTCGTCTGGCTCTGGTAAAATCACTTCCATCGACGAACTGCCTCTGACAGGTGACATCATCGTGGGCCACTCCAAGGGAGACTCTGAAGACGGCAACAATGCCAACTTCCACATCCTGAGCCAGACTTTGGAAGAGCTTGCCTACGGAACCTGGAGCGACACCTCTGGGCTTGGTAGCCGTCCTTGTATTAACATCGTCCAGGATGAATGGGACAGTGGAACTACCAGCAACACCTTCGGTACGTACTACTACAAGTGCCTACCGTTCCAAGTGGACTACCAATGCGTCCTTGATAAGGTTGAGTTGAAGATGAAGGGAACCAACTCCAACGGCGGTAACCTTGCCATCTATGAGTTGGACGGTAGCAACGATCCTACTGGCAGCCCTCTTGCCGGGGCGGACCTTGGTATTCTTCCTGCATACGGATCGTATGTCTGGCAGGAATTCGACCTCATTGGATGTCCCACTCTGGACACAACCAAGACCTATGGTCTAGTGATCTACTTCGACGGCAGTGGTACAGTTGACATCGCCAGCGGAACCGCCCAATCTGGGCTTGCTAGTCGCCACTCGACGGACGGCTCCACTTGGGCAGATGCTGGCACTCGGTCTATCCTCTACCGTGTATGGGGAAAGACTTCTGCCACAGCCTCCTCTCCTTTTGAAGGGGCCTATGCTGAACTACAAGGTGACGGAACCTTTGACGTAGTACCTACTATCAAGGTGAAGACAGAAGCCTCCATGGCTGGCTCTGGTACTTTCCTCGTTTCAGCACCGGGTGTGACAAACTCAAATGATTTCGCTACGATCATGGACACGCCTATCGACTTCCACGCCCCTAACTGGGTGCGGCATGATGAGGGTCACGATCCTCGCTGGAGCGAGGCAGTACCTACTGAGATGGCTGGTTACCTGCTTGGTACGCAAGAGGCCCAAGACATTCCTGCTCAGCCTATCCAGAACAAGTCCGGAGTTCACCGTGCTCCTGTGCATGACTTCTGGTATGAGAAGATTCACCTGCTGCCCAGGCTGGTGCAGGAGCTTGGTAATATTGTAAGCCAGCAGTCGTTCGATGTGGAGCTATATAATGCCCACCGCACTGATGATATCGTCATCACTAGCGTAACGAATAACCTGGACTCAGGTGTCAGTATTATTGGTGTGCCCGCTACACCGTTTACAATCAATAGCCAAAGAAGCATGAGTGCTCAGTGTATCATCAACACCACAGGCGGATTCACTATTGATTCAAGCTACACCTTCCACGCTGAGGATGGAACAGACTACACGTTCTATATCACTGGTTCGCGTATCGTGCTATTCCCGATCCGGCCTGAGGCTCCTTTGCGTGAGCATTTGATCTTTGATACCAAGATCCTGGAAGCGGTTGACGGTACTGAACAACGTATTGCCAACCGTAAGACTCCTAGGTCCATGTTCGAAATGACTATCAAGGAAAGCCGTAAGCGAATGGAGATGCTTCTGTTCGACCGTCAGTCTAAGGTCGTTGCTACTCCTGCCTGGCATGAGCCGTCCTATCTGACTTCGGATGTTACCGCCGGGGATCTGACCATTAATGTGAACACGACAGACTACGCCAACTTCTATGTTGGTGGTTATGCGATCATCTACAAGGATGAATTCACATATGACGCCTTGCTGATCGACAGCATGACATCAACGTCACTGACCTTTGACTCTGCTTCGGCGAACAACTACGCCAGCAGTAATAAGAAGATCCACGTCATGCCTTTGATGGTGGCTTACTTCAACCACGAAGTCAGTGCGGCCAAGAATGTGTACAACCAGCAGACCTTCAGTATAAGACTGACTGTTGATGCGACAGACAACGACATCGCAGACGCCAGTGGATGGAGCACATACGATGGTAAGGTCTTCCTGGACGACCCCAACATGGTTGACGGTAATGTCCTGGCTGAGGTCCTTGAGAGGAAGGTGCTTGTCCTTGATAATATCACTGGCACTTTCGATGAGCACTCTCAGTGGGATAAAGTAAAGCGTCGTAGCTTCAAGGGATTCAAGACCAACACCCGCGAGGAACTGTGGAAGCTACGTAAATTGCTCCACTATCTTAAGGGCCAGCAGGTCTCGTTCTTCATCCCGACATTCTCCAAGGACCTGATCCCTAACCAGACGCTGCTCAACACATCCTCTGTTTTCACCATGGACAGCATTGGGTACACGGTCAACGCCTACCAGCGGGCTCCGAAGGATTACTTCAGAATGCATCTCAAGGACGGAACGATCCTCACCCGCACTATTGTAGGTTCTGCCGAGATCTCCGCATCCGAGGAACAGCTTACTGTGGACAGTCCTTGGCCGTATGACATCGATCCCGAGGACATCGAGAGGGTAGAATTTCTCGAAAAAGTTCGGATTAATGTTGACGACATCGTCATCACTCACTATAATGCACTTGGACAATCTAAGTGTTTTGTACCGACAAAGGAGGTCTTTGATTAATGGCCTATGAAGATTATGAAGTATCGGTAGCTGGTGGTCAGCCAATCGAGCTATACGCCCTGACCCTAGGATCTACCACATGGCGTATGCATAACACGCTGGAGGAGGAGATCTCCTACGGCGGCGATACATACTACAAGACGGCTGTCTCTCGTGGAAACATCACCGGGGCCGGGGAGAACCTAACTATCACCATTCCAGGCAGCCACGCCTATTCGACCAACTTCTCCGAGGTCGCCCCAGGGCAGTTGTCTTCCTTGACCATCTACAGATACCACCGAGCCGAGAGCGGGGATGTTCATCTGCTATATAAAGGTATCGTGAGGTCCGTATCGTTTGCTACGCAGGGGCACTCTGCTCAGTTGACAGTGATCCCTCTGACGGCTACCTTCGACAAGACCATCCCGGACCGGACGTTCCAGGCTCAGTGCAACAATGTTCTGTTCGACTCTGACTGCCAGGTCTCTGCGTCATCGTTCAGGTTCACTGGTCCTGTGGCTTCCGCAGCATCAAACACTGTAACGATTACCGGACTCAGTGCAGCCAAAGGCTCCGCCTGGGCTACCGGTGGTTATGTGTCCTACGGCATTCTTGACTTCCGCCTGATCTTGGACCACACAGGGGACGTGCTGACTCTCAATATTCCTTTCTATGAGGACGTGGTAGGAAAGAGCGTGAACGTATACGCAGGCTGTGATCATAACATCTCGACATGCAACACGAAGTTCAGCAACAGCATCAACTTCGGCGGATGTCCCTACGTACCAACTAAGAATATCTTTCAGACAGGACTCTAATATGTTTTGGTTTACTCTACTCCTATGGGCGGCAACCTTTGTCGCATCACAGCTACTGACACCTGATCCTCAGATTGAGGATGCCAGACCGGCGACCCTGGACGACTTCAGTTTTCCTACCGCTACGGAAGGCCGTGTCATCCCGATCATTTGGGGAACAGACAAGATCTCTGGCCCCAACGTCATTTGGTATGGTGACCTTAGGGTTGTCCCTATTAAAGAGAAGGTTAAGACGTCCATGTTCAATTCAAAGACCTTTATCACGGGATACCGTTACTATGTCGGCTTCCAGATGGGTATCGCTCACGGTCCGTGTGCCTTGCGTAAAATCTGGATCGGCGGCGAGCTTGCCTGGTCTGGTAACCAAACGACAGACGGTGACATCACCCTGACTCATAAGGACGCCAAGGGGACCTTCACGTTCTACACTGGCTCCACAACTCAGTCTGTTGATTCTTACCTGGCCACCCATCAGAGCCCGTGCCCTGCCTATCGAGGACTGTGCTATGGCGTGTTCAAGCAAGGCCTGACCGGCGAGTCCACATCCGTCAAACCCTGGGCATTTGAAGTGACTCGCATCCCCACTGGGCTTGGAGGATCGTACCACACCGTCAACTCCTATGACGCCAATCCCATGCATGTGGCTTACGAGATCCTAACCGACACCGATTGGGGATATGGATATGTAGCCAGTGACATCAACACCACTGACATGTTGTCGCATGCTCACACCCTCTTTGATGAAGGTAACGGCTTCAGCCTCGTGCTGGCTAAGTCCATGCATGCTGGTGACATCATTAAAGAGATCGAGAAGCAGACGGACTGTCGTTTCCGATTGAACAACGAGACCGGAAAATTCGACGTAGCCCTGATCCGGGACGGCTACTCAACCGCTGGGCTTAAGAAGGTGGATAACAACACAGTCATCGAACTGGAAGACTTCAGCCGTGGAGTGTGGGAAGGGACAACCAATCATGTCCGTGTCCAATACAAGCGTAGGGACAATGACTACACTGAAGGGTATGCGATTGCCCAAGATATGGCAAACATGCAGGCCCAGAACAGGAAGGTTGCGGCGACGTACAACTTCCCTGCGGTCCGTGACGATGACCTGGCGAACAGCCTGGCCTGGCGTGAGATCCGTTCCAACAGCTATCCTCTGGCCAAGGGGCGTGCCAAGGTCAACCGAACGTTCTGGAACGCCTACGTTGGTGAGCCCGTCCTGTTCGACTACACCTGTGATCAGTTCGTCGTGGACGATATGCCCATGAGGATTATCAAGGTGGACTTCGGAAGCCCAACAGAGCCGACGATCACCATCGACCTGGTTCAGGATGTATTCACCTACACCAGCCCTAGCTTTGCAGCCCCTGACGCTTCAAGCTGGACGCAGCCTGAGACCAACCTGATTCCTTTCCCTGCGACGGATCAGCTTGCTTTCGAAGCTCCCTATGGGATCTCCCGGCGTGCCGAGTACGTGGCCGAGAACAAGATCTACTGCTGTGGTGTGAACCAGAACCGTCGTGAGTCTGGTGCTAAGATCCGCCAGAGAAACGGGGCCTCTGATCCTTCCTCCGGGGCCTTCTATGACGCTGGCCTGATGACCGGGTTCATCTACGTTGGGACGCTGGCGGCTGACTATGCTCCTGACGACACCACTATCCAGGTCACTACGGACATGAACGCTACCGAGATGCTCCAGGTCACCGAATTTGAGGTCGGGAACGACCTGACCAACCTCGTGCTCATTGAGGACGAGTTCGTTGGCTGTCTGACGGCCACAGACATCACAGGAGGCGTCCAATTGAACAACTGCTACCGGGGCCTCATGGACACCGCAGAGCGAGCACACGCGACAGGAGCGACCGTATACTTCCTCCTAGGATACGGGGCACTGACAGACACCGCGTTCCCTCTGAGTAACCATGTTGATATTCGCCTACTACCCTACCGGGATAGTGACCTTGCTCAGATCTCCGAGTCCGATGGTGGCTTGACCGAGATCGAGATCGACACTGACTACCGTGAACGTAAACCTTATCCGCCGTCTCAACTTGAACTGAACGGGACCGTATACCCAACTGGAACAGTATCTCTTGATGTGGACAGTGCGTCCTCCGAGGATACCAAAGGCATTGAAGTTGAATTCAATCGCCGTGACTGGAGAATTTACGATGAAGTATCTCAATTGGACACGGACGCTGAAGATCTGGACGCAACGTTTCCTGCAAACAACACTACACAGTATCGCATGCGTGTGTATAACGATCCCAGTGGAGCCAACACTCTACTGTTTACTGTTGCCTATGCTACAGTAGCTAAGACCGGTTCAATCCTCGCCAGCCGTACTGAGATCCTGGCCAACACTGCGGGCGTGATCCCAACGGAACTGCGGATCTCAATCACCTGTAGGCATACCGATGAATACTCGGTAGTGCGTGAGGCAACCCAGGACCTTTACTATGATTTCGACTGTGACTCCGCTGAGTTGGAAAACGACCACAACTGGGGTGTGGTTTCCTCCGTGGACACGTACACTGGCAACTGGACGGCCCCGGACACCGGCAGCTATTCTTTCAAACTAGGCACCTCAGGTCCGAGTATCTGGGCCTCTGTGAACGGTGGAGCCGAACAGCAAATAATTACTGCCGGATCTACAACTGGAAGCTTGACAGGGGTGACCGCATCTGATACAATTAAGGTCAAGTACAAAGGATCAGTAACCGGGAACGAAACCATCGTACTTGTGGAATCGCCCGTAGACACGGAAGACGCATATGTGGTATTTCAATAATGGCTGAGTATACAGAAGACCATCTGGAACAGTTGGCAGACAAGGCGGCTGGAAAGGCCGTAAAGACGACGCTGATCGCCCTGGGAATCGATGCTGATAATCCGTTGGAGGTTCAGAAAGATATGCAGTTCGCCAGGAATTTTAGAACGCTGTCCGAGAGTGCCGGACGTAAGACCGTCCTGATAGTTATCGGAACAGCGGTTATCGGAGTCCTTGCCTTGATCGCAAGGTCGATCTGGCCAGGCAGTTAGTCGGAGACGTTCCAATGAGCAAACGAGTAGATCCTGACGTCATCGCCAGGGCAGCACACAGTGTCTATAATAACTGGCTCGCTACCTTGGGCCTGGATGCAGCTATTGAGGAAGCGGACTCCCTGAAAGAGGACCTGCTGCATGAACAAGAACGACACAAACAGTTGGAGAAGTAGCCTATGAATCCAAAAGAACATTACCCTGACAATGACCAAGCCCAACTGGAGGCATGGGGTAAGGCCCAAGAGGAGAAGAGGACGGTGGCCCATCTTCAGGTCAAGCTGGACGCATCTGAAGTGCAACGGCAGGCCGACGAGATAATGGACAGAGTCAAGACCAAGATGGGGCTCAAGAAAGAAACCAATCCCAAGGATGTTGTCGGCATCAAGAAGGCCGGTCTCCAGTGCGTGTCCTGCCTGTTCATTTCAGCCCTGGCGAAGATCGCTGGTGGGTATCGCCACCTGCGGATGAAGACCCTCTTCGCCGTTGGCCTGGCCATGGCCGAGGGAGCCCGGAAGTATGGGCGTCACAACTACCGCGTGTCCGGCGTTCGTGCCTCTGTTTACTACGACGCTTTGATGCGTCACCTTCATCAGTGGTGGTACGGTGAGGACATCGACAAGGACTCCAACATTCACCACATTATCAAGGCCCTGGCTTGCATGGCCGTGTTTGTGGATGCCATGGAGAACGGCAAGTGGGTTGACGACCGTCCGCCCAAGGTTCAGATGCGGGAGCTTGGCGAATGCTCCGGCAATTCGGCGTCACGGCATTACGAACTGATCCTGTCCCTGATCATGCGGTGGTGGGAAGGTGGCCAACATGACATGCTTAAGGTGGCCGCGTACCATCTAATGGAACTGCATCACGCCATCCTTAACGACGAGAACTATCACGATGACCGTCCCCGTGAAAGTGGCGTCCTGGGAAGCTCAGGCTGGTTGGAGCCGATGCATCTTCAAGTGGCCAAGCTGATTGAGATGTACCCGGACGCTGTCCCTGCTTTTACTGAGGCGGACAATAGCCAAGAGACGCCTCACCAGAAGATTTCAAAGGTCCTGTCGAAGCGGACGATGTCGCGACATATAGTCCGGGATAGGGGATGTAAACTATGTACCGTGCCAATGAACGAATGTCCTCACCCGGACATTGCATCGACTACCCGCACCGGATGTGCTGAGTGGTCTAACCTCTAATTGGAGTCCTGACAATGGCAAAGAAAGTACTATTCTTGGATATGGACGGAGTCCTGGTCAACTGGTGTGAGGGAGCACACAAGCTTCACGGCAAGCCTTATTCAAATGAGCATTGGCCGTATGCACGAGGGGCTAAGGGCTGGGACTTCTACAAAGAACCTAAGTTCGATATCGCGTATGGCCCTCTGTTCGAGCCTATGGGATTCGACTTCTGGGCCAACCTGAACTGGATGCCGGACGGGCAAGAGATTCTTCAGATCTGCGAGAATGTTTTCAAGGACGACGTCTATCTCTTTACCGCCCCGCACCAAGCTGAGGGTGTTATCGATGGTCGGCGTGAGTGGATTGACAGGAACATGCCGAAGTACCGCCGTAAGGTCCTCGTGGGTTATTGCAAGAATGCTATTGCTATGGCCGCTGGCGAGAATGCCGTGCTTTTGGATGACTACGATAAAAACACAAATGCCTGGGCAGAGGCCGGTGGAACTGCAATCGTATGTCCCCGTCCTTGGAACAGTGCGTACAAGAAAGCAGATGATATCATGAACGTCTTGGATATCTCCCTGCGGAATGCCTCAACCTAAGGAGTCTTCATGAAAGTAACAACAGAACAGGTAGTGGACATGTATCAACGACAGGGAGGCAACGTCCAAGCAACGGCCAAGGAACTAGGTGTGGGTAGAGCATCCATCTATCACCACCTGAAGAAGGCCGGGATCGACCGGACAAAGAAACTGGCAAGCGGTACAGTCAGTGGTATTGAGGCCGTGCCGGTCAAGCTGCCCAAGCGTGGTAAGATCAAGCGGTACATCCTGACCTCTGCCCAGAACAACACCGACGTCCACGGGGCTGTATGGGACAACCTCATGGCTTTGGCGAATCACTACGATGCCCAGGTGATGGTTGGAACATTCACATACAACCAGAACGCCTACGGCAAGATGTCCGTCAAGCGTGGGACGGCCAAGGGCACCGATGATCGCCTGTGGTATGATCCCAAGGTCGTGCCCTTCATCGTTGATGAGCGTCACCAACTGGCTCCTCACCTTCAGTGGTGCGGTGAGATGAACATCCTGCCCACTGCCGTGAATCCTTTGACCGGGTTCGAGACATACACCGCCCGGGATAGCAGCATCTTTCCGCAGGTGAAGTTCGCCATGCGGTCCATTCCTTCCGGGCGTTATGAAGGAACGAAGTTCACCTACACAACCGGCACAGTGACCAAGCGTAACTACATCCAGAAGCGTGAAGGTCTCAAGGCAGAGTTCCATCACTGTTACGGCGGGCTGCTTGTCGAGGTTGACAGTAGCGGCTCCTGGTGGGTCCGTCAACTGAACGCCACTGAAGACGGCGTGATCTACGACCTGGACATCATGGTCAAGGATGAAAAGGTATCGAAGCATTCAGGGATTGAAGCGATCACCTGGGGCGACACTCATGCCCTGCTTTTGGATAAGGTTGTCCACACCTGCTCCGGCAAGATGTTGGATGCCCTCAAGCCCAATAGTCAGTTTATTCATGATGTGATGGCCGGGGCCGTGACAAGTCACTGGTCCTCCAAGTCACTACATGATC